GATGCCTTCGTTTGCTATGGAAGAAAAGGGAACTTCCGCATCACCAGTACCTTTTTCAGTCGTAGTGATGTAGCCATCCCCTTCATCCCATTTTATCCTTATCTCACTCATGATATATTCCAATCGGTGTTAGATGTGATATTCACTGTAACGGCAGACCCGTCTTGCGGAATGGTAATCTCCTGCAATGATACTTCCAAGCGTGGAGAGCCTGCTGTCTGCTTCAATTGGATTTGCGCCACTTGGTTCCCGTTAGCCTTGACTTGGAGTGTACGATACACATCCACCACAGCATCGTTTAGAGGGAAATCCAATGCGATGGAGAACGCAAACGCACCCGTAGCCCCAGGGTCGCCATTGATAGCCGAAGCATTGGTCGTTTCTGCACCTCCTGCTAGGTATTTGGTAGGGATTGATACGGTAGGATAGTTCACGCCACCTGTCGATGTGCCACCTTCCGAGTCGATTTCGGGTTCTGTACTTCCTTCTGGGATAACCCAGTCGAATGCCAGTTTCGATGAATTAGATACACCAGTGATTGTTACTACACCACCTTCTACCGCAACAGCCATTTCCGTGCCGTTGTCATAGTTCACAAATTCCGCAAGTGCCGATTGATTGACCTTGTAGGTCTTTGTCTCGGACATCCCCTTGCCTGTTACAGTAACAATGCCGCTTCTCATGATTCGTCCCGTATAAGCCACGGAACTATTGTTTACCACTTGATTGCCCGAACCTTGCATCGGTACAATCGTTAGCCAACTCGGTTTTGCCATTTCTTTACTCTATAAACCATTCAACATTACTAATTATATTAACGTCTGCCGACCATCCGTTTTCAGGTGTGAGCCATATAACGTCAGGCTGTACTTCAAGAATCTTGATGCTTTCGTTCACAGTACATACAAGACCGCAAGTAATCTTCAAGCCTTCGCCTATTCTAGTGGCATAGGGTACGATACCATTGCCAACCCTTTCGGCTATTGCGTTTATCCCACCACCGATACGTGATGCAGTGACTAGCAGACACCCCTTCGATTGATTGTTACATCCGTGCATACTGTGTCAACCTCCTTCCTTAGATGGTCGGGGAAGTCCCCATCGGGGACTTCGACCTCAATCGTCATCTTAATCGTACCATAGCCTGTCTTAGCAGTGTCCACAAGTGCAATATAGTTGTCATCATCCACTTGAATCATGTCCTTTTTCTTCAATGTCACGGACTTGTTCGCATAGACATAGAACTCGCACTTGAACTCACACTCGGAAAGATGCACCTTCCCGTCAATAGGCTCAACGTGTACGTTAATCTTTACTTCTGTTCCGTCATTCATCCCAATTTATCTTTTATTGAATCAGCGATGACACCGACAAATCCATCGGCTACATGCTTGATGATTTCCACCTCTTTATCTGACAACTCAACTTCGCCTTGTTCGTAAATTCTCAAAGCCAAGCTGTGTGCGATTACGCCACCTACATTCATGTAGATTGTATTGGCGATTACCTCGCTAAAATCCACTTCCTCCGTCTTGTCCTTTCTGATGGACGTATAGACGGGTAATTTCTTAAAATTCACTTTCATATCATTCTTCTTGTTAAAGTTGTTATTTCTTCAGCAATCTGTCCATTAGCCGTGTATTGACTTGCATTAAGAGTTACACGTATATAATAGCTCTTGCTTGTATCAGGTAATGTCTGTAATGATTGAGACGCTTTAAGCGGAATTGAGTATTCTTCTCCATTGCCAACATCAAATGTATCTATCGTACTACTCTTGGCAGGGTCGTCAGTCAAACTGTCGCCCAAGTACCTCAACTGCAATGTATTGTTTGTAAATGTAAGTCCACTACCTGTTCGATTGGTAATCTTGATTGATTCAATGGATACACTTCGCTTTACTCCGTTTATGTAATTGTAGTAAGCTGTGATATTGATGACAAGCAGTGTAGAGACAATTTCAAATTCCATTTTTTGAGTCATTGGGATAGTGTAATAGTCCGCTACTTTCGATGTAACCCCATCCAAAAGTACGTTGCTTATGAATGGATATGCCTCCCAAGTACCTTCTGGCAATCCATAAGCCGATATAATCGCTTCGTACCCACCGTCTCCAAGTGTTGATTCGGATGTTTTGTAAGCGTATCTAGTTCCGTTCTTTTGACGGATATACATACCGAAATAGTAGTTCTTGAAGGTTGGGAAATCGGCAAATGACAGATTGTAATAATCCTGTACTTGTGCGGCACAAGTTCCTATAATGGAGTTTTGCGTACCCGAATTAGTAACTTGCGAGGGTATCATGAAACTATGAAGCATAGGAAGTGCGTCTGATTTGTAGGAACGGAAATCTCCTATTCTATAAGGCGACGTAGAACTTCCGTTAGGGAGTTGATATACCCAACCATTCATTCCTCCGTCAAGGTTTTCGGGGATATTTGTGTAACTACTTACTGAAAAAGGAATTAATCCACAATTCCCATCTTCTCCTGTCCACCAGTCTTCATCGTAGTCACTCTTTGCGCTGTCGATGTCTTGGCAGAAGTTCTTGGATAAACGAACAGGCTTATGCTTGCTGAATGGATTGATTTTCGAGGATTCTTGAAACAAGCTACCGAACACATTGTCAGCAGCACCACCCTCTTGATTCAACAAGTCACGAACATCGCTTTTCTTTAAGTTTTCGTTTGGTAGTATAGCCATATCTTAAATCTTTTCTCTAATGTTTATCAACACATCACGAATCACACTAATGAGACTTGTGTCGGTTATACTTGCAAGCTCACTCTTTATTGTAGCGAGCTTAGCCAATGCTGCTGATGCGTCAATACCTACCGATATGACTTCATCCTTAATCAACTTGGTAGCTCTAGCGGTATAGACTTGCGTTGTGCTTTCGGAGGTTATCAAGTCAATGGTATCGGCATCAAGGATAAAAGGCGATTCCTCCCCATCCGTTGAGTAGGCGGTAATACCTCCTGTAACCAATAGATTGCCATTCAACTTCCAGTAACCATCTGCATTGTACTCTATTTCACCACCGCCAATAGTCAAACCACCATTAAAATGCTTCTTGCCGCTGATACTTTGTTCAGAACCCAAATTAACATAATTCGTAAGTGTATCAGCCAAAGCATCTATCGCACGTTGTTCGGTAAAAAACAGCTTGTCTCCCTCACTGATATGCGATGTCGTTTTCGGGATATAGATTGTTTTTGCTGCACTGTTTGGAGTATAAGTACCCGTTGATGCGGAGCCAGTGGCTATTGTCAGAGAATAAATGGTCTGATGCGATGTCAAAGCACCCAAATCACTTGCAAGTATTGTTTTTGCACTAGAACCATCATAAGTCTTTGTCCCGAACGTAAGCGCATACGGATTCTTCAATGTTGTTGGAGTACCCGTTATTTCCGAATAACTATACGATGGCTTTGTAGAACCAATCCATGACGGCTTGCTTGTTATCTCAGTCCATGAATAGGAAGGCTTAGACGAGCCTATCCAACTAGGTTTCCCTGTAATATCTCCCCACGCCACTGAATCTGCCGTACCACCCGTACCGCCTATTACTGTCAGTTGACCTTCGTCATTTATCTTTAATGTACTTGAATCAAGAACCAAAGCATCCATGATAGTTGACGGAGTGAAAGCCGTATCACTTGCGAAAGAGGTAATACCGCCTGTAACCAAGAGGTCTCCTTCCAACATCCAATAGCCTGCCGAATTGTACTTTATTTGTTTACCATTGACAAAAAGGCCACCCGTGGTAAAGTCCTTCTTACCTGTAATCGTTTGACTTGAAGTCAAATCCACGTAGTTGGATAAGGTATTACCCAAGGCATTGGTAACTCTTTCTTCTGTAAAGAACAGATTGCTACCTTCCGTTAAGTGGTCGGTAGAAGTCGGTATATTTACGGTCTTCGCAGCACCATTCGGGTCGAATGTCGTAGCACTGAAAGCACCACTTTTCATGGTAAGGTTATAGATTGTCTGATGCGAAGTAAGATAACCTTTACCTGTCACCCATTCCTCAGTAGCATATCCAGCATCCGCATGATTGCCCCAACCATAAGCTGTATTACCATTGGCTATCAACGATTCGTTGTCAGATTTCCAAGTTTCAAACTCCGATGCGTCTAGCTTTTTCCCAAGAGCCATAACCATATCAGAGAAGCTGCTTTGAAGCGTTCCTACAGTTTGTGACAGAGACCTATAATCCGTTTGTAATGCAAATGTCGAATCTTTAAAAAGTGTCAAAGTACCGTTAATGTATGTATAGCTTGTAAACGCATTACCATCGCCAGATGAGCTTACGGATAACGAACCGCTATCAGTGCCGCCACCTCCACCTCCAGAATTGTTTATCAATTCAGTTACCCATTCTTGGGTTGCGTACAAAGACATGTTGGGAGCACCTTCAATTTCATTGAAATATATTTTCCCATCCTCCAACCATGTTGGTTTACCTGTTATGTTATCCCATGTAACTTGACCTACAATACCATCACCAGAACTTCCACCTCTAGCTTTTAAGATTCTAGTTATACTCCCATCATCATTGGTGGTTTCTTCCCAATACAAGGTTTGGTTGTCGATTGGCAATCCGTTATAAATGGATGGCAAGTCTAAGCCATCAGGTTCAGAATATGTAGTTATTCCTTGCTGTGTAATAACTGGATAGATAGTGTATATATAGAATTTACCATCATCTGTTGACTTTAACGTCCAAACATTATCAGACGCCTCAACGATACCAGATAATTCACTAAATGAATATCTTGGTTTCTCGCTAGTTATCCAAGAGGGGATTCCTTTAATATTCGACCAAAATACATCAGTATCAATGGATGATAATATTTCTCTCTTTGTTGAAGTAACTACCTGTTGCAACTGATTCTGTGATATAGATATTGCATCTTGCAATTCTACCTTTATCTCAGGAAGAGGAGAATCATTAGACATCGAATACGACAATGAAGACACGTACAAATCATATACGTGGCTATTGTATTCTATCTTTAGGGACGAGTTTTCAGTTAGGTTTTTTAATACACTTGGATTTTCAGAAAAATATATACGACTAAACGATATTGAAAAGTTAAATTTTTCAAAGTTGTTTTCTTGCATATATTTTAGCAATTCTTGTTCTAGCTTCGCTTCAGCGGCATTAACATAAGGTTTTGGTAAATCTATATGCAAAATTACAAACGTATCACCTGCGATTGGCTTGTAATTCTCGCTTGCATTAGGCATAATTACGCCAAATGTATTAATATCTTTCTTTAATGCAACCCAAACTTCATAATTTTCAGTATCGTTTTGCCTATCTTGTGGAGAGCCAAATCGTACATTGCCATTGTTATCTCTAAGAAGATTCCCATTTGAATCGACTTGAACAGTATTCTTTTGAGTATTGCTATCAACACCAATTACAAACTCACAAGACCCACACGTTCCGCTTGTCATGGAAACAACCATTTCGCTTTCGTCTATTGAGTGGTCGAATAGGTTAAACCCAAATGAACCATTGAATTTTCTTAGCTTTGCAAAGAAATAAGGGTGCAAGTAATTTCCATTCTCATCGGTTTCATCATTATCTTCTAGGTCATAAGCGAACGCAACAAATCTATCAATTCTTTCACCATTAGCGTTTACAACATTCTTGATGGTTGGCTTAATGTCATCGAAATTCTCGATATGTTCTTTAGGGTTGTTTGGCGTGTACTCGTTATCGAAAACGTAGTAATCACCATTCGAATCCTTATAAGTATTATTTAACGCATTATAAAACACATCCAATGATTCCCTATAAATTGGAGGCATCAAGTTGGGTTGTGGTTGGATATAAGAAACACGCTCGAATGAAATAATATCTCCATTCGATTGTTGGGAAACGGATAATCCATAATCACTTAAACTTACTGGAATATCCTTTAAAGTCCAAGTCTCTGTTGAATCAACTGCAATATTAGCAGATATATTCAAATGTTGCGAAATCAGAGATGGCACGTATTCATATATACCTCCCGTTGGAATATCTGATAGGAACGTCCATCTTACAATCAAATTGTAAGTGCCACCTGTCAGAGAAAGTGAACTATCTCCTACGAAATAGCCTAAATGTTGCCCACTTGTCTTAAATACTTCAAACTTTAAGTCAACATTGTCTTCGTACTCAGTAGTAACTGATATTTGGACATTCTCTTGTTGACTTAGAGTAAAAGAATAATAAAAATCTATGGAATATTTCGATTTATTATCTTGCGCTCCATCGTTTCTCAAATCACCAAAATTATACACACTTGAATCAATCAATGGAACGTAAGTCTGTATTGTGTCGTAGAATTTGAATGTATCTGACAATCTAACCTTACGATACTTGGATGCATTAACTATGGTAGCACCTGATGGCGAACCATTATACAAAGCCCTTGTTATACCCTTTTCGTCGTCGTTAGGATAATAGTAAGGAATGTTGTCTTGGCTTCCAACCCCTGTAATTCTATTGATTATTTTTGCGTTTGCATTGCTTTTGGATATAGACAACAGACTATTATCGACACCATACTTGAATACGACATCAATTTTATCGTCGTATTCGCCAACGTGAATAGTCTTACCAACAAAATAATAAGGGATTTTATAAATATTGTAGATTTCTTGAAGCGCACTTGTAATAACTTGATTTTCCAAAGATACAAGTTCTTCACTAGAAGCAACGCCACTATCAATTACAATACGATAGTCTAAGTTGGACTTTGTTAATGAATGGTTTAATCTTGTTACATATTCTTCAATATCGCCAAAGAAGGAGAACTTTGCGCTATTTGATACCGGTTTATCAGAGTAAGAGCTTGAAACGACATCGTAAAAATAAACGTTATCCAACACGACCCTTTCGCTTACAAGGTCAACCTCATGTTTGTATCTAGCATCAGTGTTGCTATACGAGCTTGTGGGCGTTTGTTTTAGAAAGAACTTTTCTTCGTTGAACGTTGCATACACCTTGTCATCCCACAAATCGTCTAGGCACACGTTATGCATGAACGAAAAGTTTATGGTTGGCGCACCTCCCATTCTCTTTGCGTCGTATCTAAAACTGGTAGCAATTACTTGTCCTTCGTTGCTTGGAAATGGTTCATCGTTTACACCATCAATATACCTATACAGTTTCAAGATTTTTTCCATATCGCAAAGGTAAGTATAATTTACTTATACACAAATAGTTTGCGATAAATTTTTACAAAAAATGGTCGAGATATATCACATACCCCGACCAACACAAAACACTATTATTTATATGAACAAAAAATTACCAAAGGAACTTTCTTTGACCCTTTCTCTTCTTTTCTTTCTTTTCACGTTCTTTCACTTCTTTCTTGCAACAATTCAGCCAATCGTTCTATATCTTTCTTTGGAAATCCTAATGGTCTATTCTTTACATAAACACATTCGATACCATAATCATCGCATAAGCTACGCAATTTAGCACGATTGGATGATAGTTTCAATATTTTGCAAGCATCGTCATAATTGCAATATTCGTTTGGATTAAAATATTCCTTATTATTGCTCGGATGAAACTTTGTCATAGCATATTGAATATCTGATTCATCGCATCTACCATCAATAAGTTGCTGGCGAATATCATCAATCATCATTAACGCCATTTTTATAATAGGCTTATTCATGTTCTCTTGTTGTTTCAGAGTTAGTGTTTCGTTCATTCCATTTGTCATTTAGTTTACGCCTTTTAATAGCCAACCTAAAATGGTCTATCGCTAAATACGAAGTTACTATCATTGTGGTTACATATAAACTAATAACAAACGACAAGTAATAAAGTTCACTAGGAAATATAGAAAATTTCGCTTCCAAGTAATTTATTATCGGTGTCACTATAAGAAAAAGAATCATATAGCGATTGTATCTGCAATGATATCGTTTGTTTGAATACGATATTCCATATAATCCACATGAATATAATGCGCTATTAGAATGTAATAAATGGAAATCATACAAGTCTATCAAGAATAAACTACATATAATTTCATAGCCAATTATCAAAAAGAGTATAAATGGTAGAAATCTAACAACTACTACATCTAAATTCTTCATTCCTTCTTTGCTTTTTCTTTCTTAACTGTAGCTTTGATTTTAGCAGAAATAAATCCACCATCACCACCACCACCTACATATTTCCTTTTTCGTTTTTTAACGGAAACTTTCGTTTTACCACTAACTCTGATTTTAGCCATTTACTATATGATTTTAGCTATGTTCTTCGTTCAATGCTTCCTTAATGTTCTCCATACCAAGAACGGCATCCTTGAACTCTTGGTCTTCCTGAACAGTTTCTTCTTGTAATGGTGCATTCATTGCTTCGTCATAAACTTTTTGCAAGAAATTAACAACCTTGGAAGCCAAATCAAACGTGAACTCTGCATTCGAGAATGCAAAAAGTGGAATATCGAGAACATAACTGATTGCACTTAGGTTGAGGTCGAAGTCTTCACGTTCCTTACCAGTTAATTGATTGTATGTTTCTTGATTTTCAATCAAGTAGTCCAATGTTTCATACAAAGCAACATTGTTTGGAGTAACAAAGATTGAATAGCCGCCAAAGACATGATAGCAGATGCCTTTATTCGTCTTACTTAACTCAAAAGTCTCTCCTTTGAAAACCTTTCCCTCAATTGCTTTACCACAATCCAATACAACAGGTTCTACAACCTTTTCTACTTTTTTCTTTGCCATAGTCTTACTTATTATTTAAGGCTTTCAATGCATTTTGAACAGCCACGTTTAACACTTTCTTATCCAATTCCTTCAATGACATTTCACTAAAGTCATCCTTTTCGCCCATGTGTTCAAGCCATGCAATACGTTCATCCTTTGAGCGTGTCTTGAAAAAAGGCATGAATGAAGAATCCAAGAATTTATATGGGTAAACCTTCTCTACCTTACGCAATGCACATACGTTACCAAAATCCTTGCATACTTTAGCGTTGCCATCCTTATCTTTCTTCAATGCAACATAAGAGAACGTACCATCAATCTTTGACGCCAGACCTACAGCTAAAATCCATACATTCTCCTTATCCCATTCCTTTGGCAAATCACGCAAGTCGAGTGCCGCCAAACAATTTATCAATGATTTTTCTTTAATATTTTCCATTATTCGTTTATCTTATAACCGATTGTTATACCATACATTATTTTGTTATCCATGACGCCAATTTCGCCTGAATACATCCACTTTTTAGGCATCTTTACACTTAATCCTATAACTTGACCTATCTTGTCATCAAAACGCCTAAAACCTATATATGGGTAGAAATCAAACGTTGATTTATATATTTCCTTGGTCACGTTATTCGTTATAGTTCGATATTCAACACGTGGATAAGTATTTATACTATCCAGTGAAGGTTTATACCCACTTATCCAAGCATCATACACACCTTCTTCACGATAATACCTTTGTTCTATTGTGATAGCGATTTCACCCTTTTCGCTTGAAGGTAAATATATTGTGTCAATCGTTTTTTTTACAATGTATTTAGGAATATAGCTAGTGATTGTATCTATACGGGTTTTTACAATCGTGTCGGTCACACGATTCTCAACCACCTTTATTTGTCTTTTAGAGGCAAGAAGCAATGCGACCAACACTACAATAACAATAATATATAACAGATGAAATTTATTCATACATTTTACCAAGTTCTACTAGAACGTTCAATGCGTCAAGCACTCTCTTTGTTTCCTTGTCTGACAATTCACCACTATGCAAGTTAGCGATGATGTTTTCGATTGCATCTTTTGAATCCATTTCAAGTTTATCAATGCAAGCACTATTGGTTTCTTCAGATTCAATCGTTTTTTCTACGAGTTTTTCTAGGTCTCTTGTCATTGTCATAGCAAAATCCTTCAATGGATTGTCCTTACTCATTGATTCTGCGATTTTCCGAAGGTCTTTCATTTCAGAATTTAACTTTTCCTTCAAAAAATCCTTCGTTTTTCCAAGCTCACATCCCTCGCATTTGTTGAGTGGAACAAATTCTTCTACGTCGCCACAAAAAGTAACACCATTTACTTTCAACTTGTTCTCAACGAGTTCAATTTCTCTTTCATCGCAAGGTCTGGATTCATTTGTCAACTCAAACAAGTGAACAATGTTCCCAGTAGTACCAACAAACTTTCCATCGTAAATATCACCCAATACAATGACATTCAAATCACCTTCTACATGAATGAAATCGCCAAATCCAAATTCGCTCCAATCAATTGGTTCCTTTGTCTTTTCTTCACCATTAAACCAATCCTTGAAGTCATAGAAATCATGGTAGCCATCAATGTACTCAATTTCAAATTCATCACCTTCGTACAAGCCTTTACCAAATAGAAAGCCTTCAATCCTAGACATATCTTCACGATTGTAACCAACTTCCACCAAGTGTGCTTTTACTTCTTCTAAAGTTTTCATAAATTCATCTATTAATAATTAAACATTTTCCGTTTTACCTTTTAAATTTTGCAGTGTCCATGTACAAATGATATATGGAACACCACCTTTTAGAATATCATCGCTTGGTTCACTAGCCTCTGTGACCATAAACGTAAACTTTCTGTTTCTTAGGTTATCCCAAAACATTGTATAACCATCGTAAATAAACTCATTGAAAGCATCGTATGTTGCACGTCTATTGTCGCCATAGAACAACAACTTCAATTGAATGGTTGTGGCTTCATGGGTTGTTGCTTCATCATTCTCACTAGGATGCCACGTGCGAAGGGTGTTGGAATCAGCGTACTGCTCCGTGTAAGCGTTCTTTACCTTACCTACCTTGCTAATGCCTTTAGCCTCCATGTAGCGAAGCCCATCAAAGTCTTCTTCTAGATTTTTTAATGTTCCATCAACCAATACACCTTGTTTGGAACACTTTTGCATATAAAACTTTACATCACTCATAATCTTTCGCTTTTACTAATTTTTCTTCGTAAGCATCCTTGAAAGCAACGTAGCTTTTCAATTTAGCATTTCCAAGAAAAGGATTATCCATTCCCAAATCACGAATACGCTTCAAGAACAATGGGTCTAGCTTCATCTTCAACCAATGTGTCCATCCCCACATATTCGCAGATAACATACGAGCCATGAAAATGTAAACAGATACGCTACCTTTGGGATTCTTCTTCAAGTTGTTCCTATCCATAGGGATGCAAACACACGTTTCCATATCGCCATGCTCGTTCTCGACATCCATTACCCTAGCACCAATGAATTGCGTCAAACACAACTTTATTACATATTGTGAATATTGCTCTTTCTTGCCACCCATATCAATGCTTATTCATAGTAACTTTAGACATATCTCCATGCACCACAACCTTTGCACCATCCCAATAATCAATAATGCAACGTGAACTATCTGGCACGTGAATAGCCAATTCGCAATTCTTGTCAACCACCAAGCGAACAAAGTCGTTTTCATTCACCCATATATTAGATTTACAACCTAAAATAGTCGTAATGGTAGTTTCTATATGAATGTCGATAGAATCGCTAAAACAGCAAAATATTGAACTTGTATATCCATTACCTTTATCGTTCTTAAATTCTGCTACATATCGACCATTAATGTATGGGCGAAACTTGCTACATATAGTTTCATAAGAAAGTGGATAGCCTTTCGCTTGCATTTCACATAGATAACTTGCACCATTAGAATCAAGGCACAATCTTGCCAAAGCCAATTTGCTTTTTGCATCCAAAGCCTTATCCTTGTACGCATCGCATAAGTTACCACTTTTTATAACACTATTTAACCATTCGTGAAATTCCATATTTCTAATCATTTTTGCAAATATAGCAATTATATTTCATAATAACAATCATTATCAACGTTTTATTGATTATTTTAACCATTTTTAAAACATCAAAATGGGCATGAAGTGTCTTCAAACGGGTTGAAAGGCATCGTTTGTTGAACCTCGTCCTTTGGTTGTTCGTAAACGTTAGGTTCGTCTTGCCATCCATACACAATGTGTTCTGCTTTATAATTCTTGAATCGCTTTGTTTCAACCTCATAATACATACCAACCAAGAAGTCTACCACCCCATAAGAACGGTTTTTACAGATTTCAACAACGTTGCTATACTCCATATACTTCTCTGCTTTCTCCTTACCAAAAAACTCGCTTGCACGCTTACAAAAGTCTTCGCCACAACGATGAACAATCGCTACGTTTTGTACGGCATTTGATAAGTCGCTTGACCCAGCGATACTCTCTTTGCGTAATAGAGTTTGTGTACCAGACTCCTTCCGTGGGTGGCATACCACTACTACGTGTACAGAGAATTTTTTTGCAAACTCAACAACTTCAAGAATGAATTTTTTTTGTTTTTCGTTTCTATCCCCACTAATGCCATTAATTGAAATTGACATGAGGTTGTCAAGTACAATCAAGTGAACCCCTTTTTTGGCTACTTCTTCGAGGTCTGAAATCACCTGCTCAAACTTATTCCCATAATTGTTATTAAACAAGTAGAACTTGTCGCTTAACCAATCCGCAACCTTGTCGTACACTCTATCATCAACCTCGTATGCATAATCACTTCCTTCAATCTTATGAACATAATTCTTACCTGCAGCTGCTTGCGACAACCATTTCATTACATTAAAGTCTGTCAATTCACCCGAAAAACAAGCGACCTTAAAACCACGATTCATTACATTCAACATCACTGAGTTCAACCACGATGATTTACCACTACCATTAAGACCCGACAAGATAGTAACCTCACCAAGAATAAGACCCCTTATTGCATTATCAAGATAGGAATAGCCAGTAGGTATGGCAACTATATCTTGTTCACGTTTTCGCTTAATATCCTTAGATGTAAGCCATTTCTTGCCTTTATCCTCTGTCTCCTCTTGTGGCTCGAAAGGTTGTGGTGGCATTTGACCATAATATCGTTGCTTGAATTGATATTCACGATAATCCTTCTTTGAATACGCATCTGGCTCGAATTTTAATCGTACATCCTTCCAAGAATAGTGAGAACAAGATTGATGGAAACAATGATACGCAATTTCACCAGTATCACGTTGAAATATTACCGCATCCTTCCCTGTATGTGAATCATTAAAGATACAATGTTCAAGAATATACTTCTTCCCACCAGTAATATTGTCTACACGCACGACTTTGATATTGTGTTTTTCAAGGAACTTGTCTAAATCAAATTTCTCTGTCGTATAGTTGTTCTCACGTGTAGGTCTTACGTCTTCTGGGTACAAACTTGCAATCTTAGCAAAATACTCTTTTTCGTTTACTTTAATTTCATCAGGTATTCTCAAGAATCTACATTTTCGTTGAGGACGTTCGGTGTCCGTACTAGAACCTTTGCAAGAATAAGAACCTGGAAGACGGCTAATTCGTGCGGAATTGAATACTTTCGTATCAACGTCAACATATTCGTCGCTAAATAACATTGCCAACGCTTCAAGAAAACGCTTAATCAATTTGGTATTTTCTTCATTGTTCATTAAGGCGCATCGTAGATATAGGTGGATGCCAGACGAGCTAAACACAACAATAGGCTCATAGAAACCATTATCCAATAGGAATTTATATACTTCTTGCCCTTTATTATACGCACGTGTAGCCTCTTCTTTTGTTGCACATACACCCGTCAATCGCTTGGAATCCAAATCAATTAATACATAGTCACGACAAATAATTTCAGCATCAGTTGTAGTATTCTTCGGCTTCAATATGATTCTATCACGTTGTTCACGTCCATAACACGCAGGGTTTACCTTATTTATAGTAAAATAGATATTATATGAATCAGTATAAGGTTCTATCTCTTGAATCAATGTATCAGGATTAGAAAAATAGCCACTTGCAGTCTTATTTGTTCCTATGAGTCTTATCTCAACTAAGTCATTGCCGTTTTTCATAATATCAAACCATTGATACACTTGTTTTTTATCTAATCGGCTCATATCTTATACCTCCATATATAATTAGCATTATTATTTAATTCCCCCTTACAGCTCTTGCTTATGTAATAAGGACTTACATTAGTTTGCAATGAAGCTTGTGTTATAGAACTATATTCAGCTATAAAAACATTATTATTATCAAACTGCAATACTGGGAATGATTTTACTTTAAGTGCAGCTTCTTTTGCTTTATCAATATATGCTTTTCGCAAACCAGTATTATATGCGTGCTTAATATTATAACTTCTTGTAACCCATTCAAGATTTGCGAATATATTATTTTCTTTATTTCCGTCTTTATGGTTTACATCCGTATAATTATTATCATTCTGCAAGAATGCTTGTGCTACTAAACGATGTATATACATCGTTTTTTCTTTTCTATCTTTATAAAGTATTACAGCCCTATAACCACTGCTAATTCCCTTGCTTTTAAGGATTTTCTCTTTACTAACTCTTTGTTTGCCGTTAATTTCGGAGATTACCCTTGATAAACTTTTTACCCTTCCCAGATTAGACACTTGATAAAGACCCTCAAATCCTTTAATATCTTTCCAAATTTCTTCCATAGTTATCTGTAAATTACACCTCCAATGTTTAATTGTGTAACATGATGTGGTTGTTCCACCTTTGTCAATTCACTTACATCGTTGAAAAGAGAATCAACTAGCGCATTAGGGTCAGGAAAATTGTTCAAGAACGTAGAAAAGTTCTGCATATATTGCTTTTCATACTTCTCCTCTATTTCATGCTTGAAAACACGCTCAATTTCATCCATAGAGTAGCATTTTAGCAACTTTCTAATCCTTTCCTTATCTTTCCTTGTCTTGCCAAGAGAAGCATTCCTTTTTGGACAACGAGATGGGTACATCTTGTACATTCGTTCAACAAATTCAATTTCATCTTTCTTTGTAGAAGATTTATCTTCTATTTCTTTTATATTGAATGTTTCCTTTATTTCTTCTATATTTAATTGTGGTTGATTATCCATATTTGGGTTTTCCATATATGGCTCACAAGCATGTGGTTCTTCGAAAAACGTATAATCAGTACCCAAGATTCTACCTTTATCGTCACGATTCACTTGAACGCAACAATAACCATATTCTTTCAATTCGTCAACCACATTATAAATTGATGTTTTCCCTTCTTTTAGAACAGAGCAAATCCCATTGATTGAAAACTCCCAATCCTCTGGAAGCCCCATAACTACCGCTAAAAAACCTTTGGCTTTAATGGACAAATTCTTGTCTTTAAGGAATACGTTTGAGATTATAGTGAAGTTTTCATTCTTCACTCTTTTGACTTTATTCATGTTGCGAATCTATATTTGTTATGCGTATCGTTTTTAAAGAATATAGGGCGAAGTAGGACGATTCGCTTAAACCTACTTGGGCTATTGAATGGTAGCTACCCATTCTCACGCCCTATTATTGTTGCAGATGAAGGGTTCGAACCTCCGACCTCTTGGTTATGAGCCAAGCGAGCTGCCACTGCTCCAATCTGCGATATTTGGGTTTACCCAGCCAACCCAAGTCTAAAGCTATGACCCTACGATGCCAAACAACCATTTAAGCGTAACACATTAAGTGCATAGGCTTGTTGTGGGTTACGTTGCATTCACGTCACGTGCCGCAATGCTTTCCATTTCTAATTTGCTTTCTTTAGGATGTGCCAAAAATCAAACGCAAATATACTATTCGTCTTTATTGTTTGCAAGTTCTTTGGTCATTTTTTCGATAAATTCATCGTTTTTCTTCCCTTGGTCTACCAAGCTTACCATATATTCACGCAATACATTATCAAAAGACGATGGAGTTTCTGGAAGTTTCGCATTGCCAAGAATATAGTTTTCAAACACTCTCAACATTTCCATTGTGTTTTTACACTCACCAAAGTTCGAACTTTTCATTTTAACTGCTTGCTCCAAACAAAAAGCACGCAAATCTACCATGTTGTCAATCTTAATATTCATAATTTTAAACTTTTATTTCAACTTCAAACCCTGCAAGCCTACAAGTGTTCTGCAATTGATGAACGTATTCAATATCCATACTACCAACACTACAATGAGCATCGTTGTCAATATGAACATACCAATCACGTTCGATTGAATTTGAGCAATGACGAATATCCAAGAAGTAACCATTAACTTGTTTCTTATAGCTTACCCAATCATCATAGTTCTCCATCCCTTCAATCAAAAGCTCCTTATTAAACCCATTTTTAAGCAACAATTCCTCGCTTATAGGTATTGGGTCTAAGGAGGTTGCGAAAGTCGTAAATTCACGACCATATAGGCTTACAACGTTGTACATTATTTCGTCTATCACGCATACTTGTTCCCAATCTGTACCCTTCCCTACAATCATAAGATTTCCACGCATCAATTCTTTTGTATCAATCATAAATCATCGACTTTAATCGTGAATTTTCCTTTACTACGGATAAGTACATTCTTTTGTACTTCTCCACTTCCATCTTTAAACGTTGATTTTCAACCATTTGTTTATCAGAATACGCCATTTCTTTCGTTGCGTAACGACCATTACGCAATCTATACACTGGGCGTTCCATCTTGAATAATTCTAGTTGTTTCATGCCTTTACATTCTTTTTCCTACAATCCATAATAAATCTCCTTTTTTTAAAAAAGGAATACATTTAGCTTCGTATATTGGGTCTAACTCAATTCCGCAAAAAGAGGTTTGTTTTGATTTCTGATGGTAATCAATGCTTGATTTTACAATTTCATATTCTATGTTGGAAAATAGATTATTTGAATTACACATGAATTTATTTAAGTTACCAATAGGATTCTTTCCTACTTGTACGCCAACAACTTTTTTGTCGAACATACCATAAAAATCCAATCCTTTTAAAACACTTATCATTGACATACCGCTTCCGCATGGTATAACAATTCTTTTTACAGAATCTGGTATATTTTTAACTTGGTGTTTTGTAATTTCTATGTTATCTTCACATTCCATACCGAAAGGTATGTAAAATGAATTATTTTCACACGAAAAACGTTTTGCATAGCTACATATTACTGAATTATACCCAACCTTGCATTTATGAATAATTGAATTTTTGTTTTTTGAAATATTATTCAACACGCTTGTATCTTTCCCATTAGGCATGAATAAATTGCATGTTAAACCCATATTTTCACATATATAGCTTACAATTTCACATTGGGGCGACATTCTACTCCCAGCTGTTACAAAAGACGTAAATCCTTGATTTATCCCGTTGTTAATAATTTGATAAGCCGCCCTTGCTTTTCCGCCTTTAACACCAAATATTTCATATTTATCATCTCTTTTGAAATAATATCCATCTATTAATTCGACTGGTGTCATGGCTTTTTAAATATTAAAATATTTTGATGAACTTTTACTAATTTTTTTGACTTCATATTACCAGAAGCCCTTAAAGCTGCGCTTGCCAACGATGTACAAAGTATCGCTTCATTGTAATAATCCATTCCTGCATTTTTAAATGCGTGATATGTATCTGGTACCAATCCATAGTAATTACCATGTTTATCACGAACCTCACCTATTACGCAAACTGAAAAACCACCACTTTTTAGTTTATTGCAAGATTTTTTAATAATACTAAAATATGCAGCCTTAAAATCATCATAATCCATATTTGATATATCGCCATCTAAATCAGAATATACTTCTAAATCAGCGTAAGGAGGGCAAGTTAGTATCATATCAAAATCAACATTAAACACATCATCCAATACTTTATTGCAGTCACCTACATACCAATTTGGCTGATTATCAATAGATAAGATATTCAATGCCTGCTCACGATTAGAATCTATTTGCTCTTGTCTTATATCTATACCATGATATTTGTATCCTAAATAATTAGCGATTATACCACGAACGCTTCCACCAGCAAAAGGGTCTAAAATATTTCCACCAACAGGACAGAACCAACGATACATTAATTCGCAAAGTACTGGGTCAAAAATACTTGTATCACTTGGCAATTTATTGCCACGCAAAGTTCCATCTTCACCTTTCTTGTCAGCCCATTTTTTCATTGCAAATGTTGTAGCATCCCTTCCTACTTCAGATTTTATACCTAAACGAATCCATTTTTTTTTACGTGCTTGCCAAGTTCCGCTTTTAGCGTCTAAAATTGTAAAAGGATTCTCACCAAACATTTCTTTTAATTCATTCCGTTTCTCTATCGGATTACCAAATAAATCTAAATCTACCATATAAAAACAAATAAAAGCGGTGCAACCACATAACGGCTACACCGCCACGCATTTAAACAATAAGCAAAAAACTTTACAACCAGGAATCTTTCACACTTGATTCCAACGCAAATTTACTAAATAATTATCAAATATTAGATACCACAGGGCATTTGCAACAAACATTTAGCATCATTTAACGAATCGTACCAAAGGATTGGTTTACGAGGTTCTTTCATTGTTACTAAAACGTCCTCCCCTTCGATTGAATTTAGCATCGAAAGTACATAAGTACCCTTTAGACCAATTTCAATATTGCCACCAATACATTCGCAAGGACATTCTTCATAGGTTTTCTTTGCAAACATGATGTCTTCGCTGACAATCTTCATACACATCGAATTGATGCTTAATTTAAGCAACGATGATTTTTCGTTTGCAGTCAACATAGCACGACGAACCGCTTCCAGCATATCTTGACGATTAAATCTAAGCTCTATTTCGTTATCAATAGGTATGATTCGTCTAAAATTAGGGTATGGATGTTCTGTTCTTGCTGCTACCAACATTGCGTCTTGTGTCTTGAATACTACATTTCTAGCACCAACCATAACGTCAACGGAATCAGTCATATTCAACATTGGCAATAATGCGTCAATAGCCTTAATACAAACTGATGCGCCAACTTCTTCCCCCTCAAATTCGTGTTCTTCGTGATTATAGTAAAGAACCTCCGTGTTTGTTGCTGCAACACCACATTCTTTATTCCCACAATACACATATACGCCCATCATTGAGGGGTAAAGCGTATTATTACCAACAAAAGACTTAGCCTCTTTTAACCAATTGAACAATGATTCAGACTTGAAACCAAACGTATTCATATCCTTGTCAAACACTGGAGCAGGGAAGTCGTCTGCATCGTCATATGGCATCGTTTGTTTACCTTTTGCGTGTACAATATCACAGATATGGTTATCAAGAATCAAATCCACGTTTTCATCCTTTAACGAACGCAAAATCGCCAACAAAGCCTTTGGTTCGATGCAAAAAACGAAGTCATCGTCATGTGACGAGATATTCACACGCTTTGTAATAGCCACTTCGCTATCGTAGCTTGAAATGGTTGCTGTATTGTTCTTAATCGTAATTTTGCTATTTTCCAACACAGTTAATCCTTTTGCTTTTGCAGCCATTTGACTACCAATTGTCAATGCATCGACAAAACTTTTTCTTTCAATCGTTATTTTCATAATTCATTATGCTATATAAAAAGTGTAACAATTCTTAAAAGTATCACGAACAAGTTTCATGCTATCCTCACCATACCAATTAGGGACGTTGTTTACAATTGCGAAACATTTGTTTATATCCACATTCAAAGTAGGGAATATGTTCTTCAAGAACTCCCCAGTAGTGCAACGATGGATAATCGTATTTTCGGCGTGAAATAATTCAGTGCATTGCCCATTAGTGTCTATCGGTTCAACAGCATGATACGCTTTATGCTTGTCAAAAAAGTAGCATTGCGAGTTGTATGAGCATCCAAAATCAATGACTACCCAATCTTTTGGTATTAGCTTAGATAAACACCAATATGGTTCCAAAAAACCAATAAACTCGCAAGAAATGTCGCTCATAGGTTGTGAAAATACACGTTTTTTATCATTTCTGGGTATTTTCTTGAATAATTTTATCAACAAATCATTGTAACTTTCCATGTCAATTAGGCTTTTCTATATTATCTTCTTCAATAAATTGTTCGTCAATACGTGTTGTTACGCTAAAATTGTGATAACCATCAATAGGACACTTTATTTTACGAAATTCAAGACCATCCTCAGTCCTATAATGTGTCCAATACTCGTAATATTCAACGATTTTACCACCACTACACTTGCACCACTTATGATTGTCAACATCAAACAAGTTCGCTAATCGCTGCCATACCTCCAAATCTTCCACATCCATAAAAGATTTGTAGTTGAACTTATCTTTGTCTTTGTAGTAGTAGACATCCGTTTTTAATTCACCTTCTTTCGTGAAATAACACTCGATTCCTTTAATTTTCTTAATATCATCGTAGGTTTTAAAGCCAATATCGTTCAAGCATTGGTAGAATATATCCAAAGGTCTAAAATCCTTTAAATTCCATACATTATCAATACAAAACCAATCGTGAACGTGTAAGCAATTGTAAATTTCGTTGTTAATATCCTTTGCCATGAATTGCATACGTTCTTTTGTCATTCGACCATAAGCATTGTTGGCAATATCACCTGCATGACAATGGGAAGCAATGGTATGTCTTGGAATACAATATCTGTACGACATCCACACATTATCCATTTCGTATTCACTCAACATTTGTTGTTCTTTCTTTTTAACCATAATTAAATCTATTTCTTTGGTTTATAAGTAATCGTTTGCACTTCTTCGTATTCAGATGCTTCACAATGACAGTCGCAATCGCTAAAAGTCATCATTTCACTATACAATTGATTTAATCCCCAAATACCAACATATCCATCTTCACAAGCGTAAACATTTACACAAGTGCTATACCATCTGTGCCTATCCAATTCCAAATCAGTTGCAACACATTGAACCTCTTTTGGTATAATATCTTTCGTTTCATGAATAGAATACAAACAATTGTTGTTAATCAAATCAATCAATTCTTTCTTTTTCATTTTTCAAACTTTTTATCGTATTTCTGGAATCCACAATCATTAACACCTAACATATCGCAAAGATTAACCATATGAAGGTTACAATCTTTATCAAATGAACATACAGTACAAGACAGTCCTTTTACCGCATCATATCTCACTCCGTTGATTATTATGCTTACTTCGTTCATAATTATTCATTTTAATTATATAAAAATAGGTGGGGTTTACATCTTGGTTTATAGCCGTCAAGTTTCGGGCTGACTTCTTAGAAGGAATTACCACTCCCTGATTCCTTTACCCCAAAGTCACATTTGAATTACTCACACTTGTGAAACTTAATCGCCTGTGATAACACATATTTTTGCACTAGGCGATAATCGCTATTACGATTGTACCTATTATTTATTATACTCTACAAACTTTTAAGTAATTCTTCTTTGGTGGGGAAAACAAACTCTTCACGTCTTTTGACAAATCCAAACTCATAAGTGATACTTAACATGTCATCATCAAAGGGAGTTGCAGAATGAAACTCCACATCTATATGCTGAATTTGAACATTAACTGCTTTCTGAGTATTGTTAATTACCCACACCTCTTGTCCTATGTCGTACTTAGTTTCGATTTTCATTGCTTATAATCCTTTTTAGTTACACAAGATTCTT